AACTTTAACTGCTTCAATGTTGCCTACACCATGTGTATGCTTTACGATGTCGAGAAGATAGTCTCTCATTTAGTATTCCTCTTCTTAAGTTTTATATTATAACTTCCTTGTGTACGAGTATTGAATCTATACTCTCGCACAAAAGTATTTAGGTGTAGCCAAGTTTCGATTTCGTTACGTATCCTGCCTTGCCCACAAATAATTTCACAAGATTTATAGTTATCATAGTAGCACTCGGAAATAAATCTGTCAACCTTTTTCCATGCTTCGTGTATATGAAAACCATGTAAATCTAAACTAGCTTTCATCCAAAATCAAACAAGCTCTCGAAAGTAGTCTTGTCCTCTGCTTTAGTTAAGTCAATATCTAGTACACCTAATAGGTTTTCAATTTTTTTAGTAATGATACCTTCTTCCATTTCATCTGTGTCAAATGGCAGTTCTTTAAACCAATCAGGTAAGCGTCCTTCGTCTGTCGGATACCCAATACTTGTAAAGCCCATTGGGTTTGGCTTTAGTTTACATACAATGGTTTTCATACCATCAATAATTTCCATACTAAACATATCGTTATTTAGGCGGCGCATACGATTGTAGTTAATAGCTGCACGAACATGCCCGGGCATGTTTGCTTTGCCTTTGTATACGTCTTTGTTGCCTTCTTTTTTCCATTCGAGTCCGGTATAGTACGTTAGTTTGTTAACACGCTTGGGTGTACCAATAGCCCACGGTTCCATTTCTCTAAACTCTTGTCTAAACTCGATAATACGTTTAATCAAGTCTTCATTACTTGTACCAGTTAGAGTTTTAAGTAACAACTCATTCAAGAAGTCTTGCATAAATGCAGGAGTATCCGAACGTTTCAGATCCAAGCCCATTGCTTTTACTTTGCCTGGCTTGTCTCCCATATCCTCACGGAAGCCTTCGTTGTCGTACACAAGAATTGCATAGCGTTTTTTCTTAATAAAGATACCAGCACTTGCACAAACTTCTCTACCTGCAGCAATAATTTGTCCTTGCTCCGGATTAAGAACATTGTGTGACTTTGCCATATAATCTGGAAACGTTACGTTTGCTTGTTCACATACTTCGTCATAAATTGCTGTGATGTTATCTTTAGTCCAGTCAATTTCTCCTGCTTCAATTTGTTCTTTAAATACAGGATATGCACTAAAATACACAGAGTCAGTGTCGCCGTAAATAATCGACTTGCCTGTGTGGTCGTATTCTCCTGTAAACAATTCGTTTACTTTGGCACCCATGTGTCTAGCAATACAACGTCCGGTTAGTGTTGTACTTTGCCCCATGCGGTTGTCAAAGAAACGTGAACCTGGATTAAGTACCGCACCATACAAACTGTTCAAGTTAATCTTTTTCACAAGTTGTCGTTTATCCCAGAAAGCAAACTGTTCATCGTCTACACCTTTTTGCTCTTTAGCATTCTTTTGTAGCACTTTACGTTCACTATACCAACGTTCAAGCAAGCCTGGAATGACACCTTTGCGTTCTTGATTAACAATAGTGCCGTTGCTTGTTAAGACCCAAGGCTGTCCGCTGTTAAACACAATGTCATATATTTCTTTGCCTGTAGCAGGAAGTTCTTCACCGTTTTCAAAATCAATATACAACAGTGTTTCGTCATCTTTATCCATGACAAGTTCGTACTCGGGTGCTGCGAACTTGCCTTCCCATGCCCTTGCAGGTTCCCAATTAAACTCGTTAAGCATAGGTACAGTTAGTGTATGTCTAATTTGACCAATAATAGTTTCTGTGCTTAGATTTGTACTACGCAAGATACTAGGGTACAGACTGTTTAAGTCCATACTTCCAATCCATTCGTGATAACCACGTTTAGGAGTTGCAACATATGCACCTGCGGCTGCTACTTGTTTTGGATAGTGTTTTTGTATACGGTCATGTTCTTTGTCTGGAACCATCATTCCACGACGGTGAGCCTCGTTTACAATAGCTTGGTCCGTAACAGCAACCGCACCCATTGTCGTTTGTACAAGAACTGTATTGTCGTGTGCAATAACGTTTGCTAAGTCGATAAACTGCAACTTCTTGTCTAGCTTAACTAGCAGATTAACGTCTTGTATGTTATAGTCAATAAACGTAAAAAAATCGTTGTGATATAATTGGTCAAGTGTTCCTTGATATGCAATTTTACGTTCGTCAAGTTCATACTCGCCAATAGCATCCAAACTATAACTATGCATTTCGTGATATGTATACTTCATGTACAGTTGCATATAGTCCAAGTGCAATCTGCCCATAGTATCAAATGTTTCTTGTTCTTTACCGTAGCGTTCGAAAGTTCTGCGCTTGGGATATTGATTCCAAAGACAAAAACGTCTAGTATGCTCTTTGCCCAATACTCGTGCTACACGGTTAACCATATACGGAATATCGAAGCCTTCACTGTTCCATCCCGTCATTACATCCGCATCATCTATCAACTGTAAAAACGTATCTAGTAATTCTTTTTCAGTATCTAGCAAGATAGTATCTTCAAACTTGTCAACAATCTTTTGTGCTTGTTCTTGACTTAGACTACTAGGTTTGTTAACAAGACAAATTGTGCGTCCTAGCCAACTCAAATGCACTGCAATTGCAGTAACAGCATTAAATGGGTCACTAGGATCTGCATAGCCTAGTTCTTTGTTAAAGTCTACCTCAATATCGAAAAATGCTATGTTTAGCTTAGGAGGTTCTAAACCTAAGTAGTTGTCTGCTAAACATCTAAATACAGGATTAATATCGCTTTCAAACAGTTTTTGTCCGCTGTATAGTTTCTTTTCTTTTTTAAAAGCTCTACTGTTAGTAGTTGTAAAACGTTCTAGTTTATCGCCAAAAATACTTTCGTATTTGCCACGCTGATCTTTGTAGTAAAACGTATAACGTGCAGGATACTCACGGTATTCTCTGCGTCCTTTATCACGCTCTACTACATGAATAATATCTTTGTCTCTATCGATATATGCGTCTACATACATTAACTAACAAACGCCCTTTCTTGCACAAATGTACCTTGTGTCTTTTTATTACCTTCACTGAATCCTAGTGCAGTAAAGTGATCTTTAAGATCGTTATTAAATGCTATACTTCCACATAACATTATACGTTGTTCTGCAGGATTGTCAATCTTAACAGTACCGTCTGCCATAAACTTTTGAATACGTCCTTGTAATTCGGCAGGCTCTTGTGTAACTGTGCTGATGTATTCGACGGGCATTTCATTCAAGAAGTCTCGGTAACAGTCCTGTTCTGCATGTAATCTAGTAGTCCATGTTACTGTAATATTATCAAACAAATCATATGTTTCTGGATCACGTAACAAACTAATAAACGGTGCAATACCTGTACCACTTGCCATCATAACAAGGTGTCCGCCTAGTTCTAAATTAGCAAGTATAAGTGTACCAGTTGGCTTTTCACCTACTTTGAGTGTATCTCCTACAACAATATGTTGCAGTTTGCTTGTAAGAGGTCCGTCTTGCACTTTGATACTGTAAAACTCTAAGTAATCGTCGTATGGTCCACTGGTCAAACTATATGCTCTTGCAGGAGTATCTTCTAATCCAATCATAACAAATTCTCCCGCAGTAAATTTGTAACTACGAGGTCGCTCTGTTCTAATTCTAAAGAGTTTGTCAGTGTAATGCTGTACCTCGATAACATTGAGGTCTAACATTAGTGATCCTTTCCTACCGCAGCAAGTACTTCTTCTAGTTCGCTAAATCCTTCTGCTACTTTAGTAAATTCTTGCTTGTAGGCAATACGGATAGCTTTGTTGATCGTTGCAGGTTTCATGTCTAATTCTTCTGCTATTGCTTTTACAGTGTCGCTTAGACCGCCTTTTAGTGTCTCTACTTCTGCTGTTACTTGAATACCTTCATTGATAATTTGTTTAAGTTTCGTGATCTCACTGTCACTGAAAGAACGTGTAGGCATATGCTACTCCTTTAAGTTAATTATATATTATTTGAATATAAGATAAAAAAAGCGTTGTGTCAACGCTTTTCTAGTTCTTCTAGACGCTTTTCGATGCTGTCTATTTTTGCTGTAATTTTTGGATATTTTTTGCGCCATGCGTCTTCTGGTTGTTGTAGCCATGTAAGGCCCCATCGTTCTACCAAATAATCCACAGCAAGATCAAACTTAGCATATCCCCAGAGACCTAATCTTGTAGTACTCAAGTATGCAAGCACCATAGCACCGGCAATACTGCCTGCTATGCTAGTATAAATCCATGTGCGGTCGCTCGCCATGTTTTGAATCATGTCCCACATTATTCAGACTTCCAAATGGTCCATGCACCATATGCAATCATAGCATATGCAATTAAGTTTACAGGTGTTAGTATCATCGCTACACCTGCTCCCACTAGTACAACACCGTCAAGTGTTGTTCTTTCTTTTAATCTATTTTTAATCCAATTCATGTCACTCTCCTATCCATGTTCGAATCTTGCTTTTGAAGGGGGAGTATAGTTCTCCCTTTCTTCTTTTTCTTTTCGATATTGTATCCAATACGCTGTTCTATCATTTGTTGAAACACATTGTGCTTCGTGTTGCTTATATATGTTAACGTAATGTTCAATATTAATTTTCATTTTTAGTACATTCCTCACATTCGCATTTACTACAAACTGTCATTTGCCCACGATGTCTGTCCCATGTGTCTCTATATTCTTTATAAAGAGGTTTATTGCAATGCGATTTGTTTCCACATTTTCTACAAAGCAATTGATTATTCTCCAAATAACATCGCTAAACTAATTGGACCCATAACACCATCTGGTGTAAGTCCATTTTCTGCTTGCCATGCTCTTACGTGTGCTTC